CCGCAATAATAACAACACATCTCTATTAAAACTTCTCACACACACAAACTATGATCATGCAAGACACACACACAGATAATCAATTATAAAACGAACCTTCGCACAAGGGACAAACTCTAAGCAATGAGCTCCCAATAGCTACGATTCTGGATAATTGTAGTTGGATGATTATCTAAACACCACACAACAAATATACTTACAGTTTCACGCACACAAAATACAACCATTCGAACTGTACAAAACAATGGTCATATTAACCCACACACACACGCACACACATCAAATCCACTCCTACGCCGCCATATCATACAGAGTTGGAAATCCTTGAAAGTGAACGAAGGAGAAGTCATCAGCGGCGGCAAAGTGCACAAAAAAAGGGTACGCAAAATTTCGCCGCTGTGCACTACAAACAACAACGGGATAGGTACCAGTATCACGAATGCCAGCCCCCGTCGTGGGCAACGAGCCTCCTCCCCCACCAGCATAATGGAAAGAAGCGATATGAAAATCTGGAGCCTCAAACTCAACAGGTTCCAACTTATTCCCATCAAAGATGGCAGTAGGCTCACCATTACCCCCAAAATACGCGGTGTCGGCTTGGGTTGCCGCCGACACGGCATGGTCATCACGGGTGCCATCGCTCATAAACACACGGGTGTACAAGGGCGACCAGAAAGCGCCCAAGGCCGTAACCCAGTCCATCGGATTACTGTCTTCAACACGAAAGCGAATACCTCCCCTCTGTCCAACAAACGCCAACCGAAAGTGTCGGTGTAAATTCATGTGTCGCCAATAAACAAAGGCCGATCCCCCAACAAACGGCGAAGCCGTAACACCCAAAGATGGTGGATACAGGGGAAAAGCCAACTGGATATACTTGCGAACCATGGTGGTATTGGCCGCATCCGTCGGTGTGAACCTAGCCAACAACGTGAAACGTTTCAAAAGGGCGCGCAATGAACGACACTCCTCACCAAAGAAGTCCGTATTAATATTTTTATCAACAGGCACCCTCCCACCGAACCTAATGGTGTCACACACCACTGGCCCGGTAACAATTGCAGACTGAGGTTCAATCGCAGCCGCTGACGCATCCGTGACAGTGTCCAGGGCCGCGGCAACCGCCGCAGCTGGACCCACAATCGTTGTTGGATCACGCACACCAAACACTTGGTAATCTTCACCACCCCAAATGTACACCGCCACATTGATACCAGAGGTAGATAACGGGGCCTGCAACCCATTCTCAACCATGAGAAAAATCTTCCCTACCGAGGAGGTCACATATGATGGATTAGAAATCAAATTAAAGCCATCATATAGGGTCAACCACTTCTCACGGTTGGTATACCCCACTTCTACATCCACGCACGCACCCGGCGTCACCTCGAGAAACACATTCTCAAGAGCAGAATGGGGCCACGTGGTATCCTCTGAGTAACCGGTACGCGCAATACCAGGATCATAGCATATACGCAACATGCCAGTATGGAAACCGGAACTAATAACCACAAAGCGAAACTTCAGCGTGCCACGCCAAAACTTGAAGGGCAATGATGTCCCAGCCAATGCGGTAGCCTCCCATACACCTGCTCCTAGGGCACTACTAACCATCGGGTCAACAGGAATACTATACAAAACAGTACCAATTGAATCCGTTGTCGCCCATGGCACGTTGATCAACCAACTGGGATGACTAGTCATTCTCGCGATAGCCATATCATCATAAACGTCTCCCGCGAGATTCCGGGTCGCTTTAGACAAGGCACGCTTAGTCGTATAGGCCAACGTTGAACCATTATACTTCGCATCGGAAACCGAATACGCCGAATTCGGAATCTTGCATATCGGCAACACATTGTCATCACGTTCACGCGAAAACCCAAACAGGGCCGCAATGTCCCTCACGGCACCAGCGACATACCCGGCAGATGTGGCCAACTTGCCAACAATCGTCCCAGACACATTAGGCACACGCCCAAGAGCCATCAATGTATCGTTGGCCATTTTGGCACCACCAGAGACAACCTTGCTCTGAGCCACAATCGCCGCCCGTGTGGGCCCCACGGACTGAAAATCCTCCACCCAAGCACGTACCTTGATTGAGACAGTCCCTGAACTGGCGGAGTTGGCATGACCCAAGGCGACAATTGGCATAAACACCAAGAAGCCAAACACCTGGGTATCCATCAATGCATCCGCTACAGGGGCAAAATCAGACTTGTCCGTCCCGACGATCTGAAAATAATCATAGGGAAAAATCCACGGCACCTTCAAAATGTGGCTACCAGGGCGACCAGCATCAAGGTCAACACCCATGTATTGGGAACACGCGGCCTTCCCATGGGACAATGTCGTCCCACTCACAATGTGATTCGGCCCATACCGAAATGCTGCACGCAACAAACCATATTGGTATGGTCCTGCCGCAATATCAAACCGCAAACACATGGTGCCCCGAATATAAGTACGCCCCTTCAAACGAGCAGTGACCATAACGTCATTAATCCAACTCTTCCAGGGATATATGATCGACTGCGCAGTCGCGGAAGTCCATGAAATCGTCGTAAGCAAAATGGGTTTGGAAAAGAACTCATTATCTGCCACCAAATAGCCATCATTGGTGGCAAGCGATCTAGAAGGATTTCCCGCAACAACCTCAACCTCCGGCACGGTCACGACATGGTCCGTCGACTGCCCGGTATCCGCCTGCATTGACACATTCAAGGCAGGCTCATTCACTGAACCAATTGGTTCTGATTCTCCAACTCCGGATGGCACCGGAGTAACAACAGGTAACTGAATCATCGCAAGTCAATTAAAGACAGGAGTGGACGACTTCATCCACCCCCGTTTTGTCGTGGAACGACACAGTCGGGGACTGCCCGACAAAACGTTCCTTATACAACGTTATTTCCCACACAGCGACAGGGGGTCGACAACACCCCTAATCTTTCGACACTCGATTGAGAAACAACATGGAAAATGATGTGGACAAATTCCAATTACCGTCCTCCCACCGCGGGAGCAACCGGACATAATCTTTAATGTGGATATGCCCAATCCACGGACCTTATGTACTACATCAGGTCCCACACACGAAATGTACCGGCTTCCCAACGTGCGGACAACTCAGCATCGCTCACCAAACGAAGAGAGTCACCACCTTGTACAAACTTGGCACATCGCAGAACCAAGGCACGTATCTGATCGCGCACAAGATCCTCATGGAAAAACGCCTCTTCCCAAGCGGTTGTCAAACACGCCAAATGACGTCTCACATCTTGCTCGCGATTTCCAGACGGTTGAAAGGCCAATAGGGACTTGACTATGGATGTCACCTCAAGTGGACAATACACTCTGTCACCAACGACCCTAAATCCACGCTTCAAAAATGTTTTTCCACCTTGTGTGTCCACAACAAGATCGCCCTTCTGCCCCTGGCTACTTGTCACCTCCTGGGCAAGCGTCTTCATATGCCCATACAACACTTCCGGCGTCATACCCGGATACCTAAAAATTTTACGAGTATCATCACCATAAAAACATGCGACAGCGAGAACCAAATCGACAAACACCCGCCATGGCATCGTCGGATTTTCCCGGCGGTAACACAACCATATATACATGATGCTCACCAGGCAGTTTACGAGAGTGGTCCAAAATGAACCTGACGAATTCCCAGCATAGGAAAACACGTACGCGCCGTCGATCTTGCGCTGCGACATCAACTCCATCCACAGCACACCCTTCATGATGGCATCAAACACCTCAAATCTCGTATGTTTACACTCCGATTTCACACCTCGCAAGTAATCACGGGCATATTGGGTTCCCTCCTCTTTATCACGCATGGAAATAACCCCCAGGGTGCACAACACCTCCAGGACGGCAACGTGTACGGCAAACACGAAATTCTTATCCATACGAGAATAATCCATTGCCGCCAACAATCCACCCTTAGTGGCGACATTGGTTCGGGAAAAAACCCAGTTCCAATCCTTGCTTGAGGCATTGATACCAATACATACACCATACCGCCGAAGGGCAACCACAAGTCTTGGAACAAATTTCCCATACATCATGCGATTGACAATATACTGGTCGAGAGGGATATTCTCAAAAATACGAGTCTTCACACTCTCTATTTTCTTTTTATCCAGCAATTCATCCTTCAACGACGAGTTTGATTGTCCCATCAAAAGCTCACCCCGAGCCAACCTCGTCATTAAACGCAAAACGGCCCCCCGTAACCGTTGGTCCGCATAACGATGAATCTCCCCCTGATCGTTGGTCTCAAGCATGAACGCCCCCTTCTTCCCTGGCTCCGGCAGGGCAGCACCCTTCAAAGGATCAACGGGCTGCAACCCAAACTGGCGCTCCAATGCTTCATCAACCGTAAATGGGGTGCACTCGGCACCAATAACGGCACCAGACAAATCCTCAACCATGCCT